CGGCGGTCTAACGTCCCGGGTGACCCGGCAACCTGGGGCGCACTGAGTACGGCAGACGGGGAACAGAATTACGTGACGCTGGAATTTGCGCTGCTTGCAATGTCCGGAAAAGGGACCGACACTTAAACCCTACCGGGCAAAACACCGACAGAGGGCATAGATATGGACACTGCAAAATCAATCTTACTTGCCGTATTCGCCGCTTTTGCACTGGCCGGTTGTCAGGCGATGGGCACCGCCGGAACTGTTCTGGCGTTTACGGACGCGGGCGACCGCTTTGGCGGGCTGGTGAACGAATACTGCACGGCAGATCAGAACGAACGTGAACTGTTCCGTGCCCGCGTAGCCGCTGCTACCGGACCCAACAAACTCACAGTGGAGTGCGCAGGCGATGGGAGTGAAGCTGGTACACGGGATACGGTCTCTCAATAAGGGCAAGGCCACCATGCGAGGACTTAGGGACGTGCTACGCGCTCGCGGACGGGACGCTCAGATCGTGGCTTACGGCTACGTGCTGGTCCCGTTGAGCAACAGCCGCGCTATCAACGCGGTCCAGGAGGCGGTCAAACCTGGTGACGTAGTTGTGGGCTACTCCAACGGTGCGTGGGCTGCGGTCCAGGCAGCGGAAATGGGTTCTCAAATTCGGCACCTGGTTCTGGTCTCTCCGGCGCTGCACAAGTCCCATGCGTTTCCCGAACACATCGACCGAATCGACGTACTGTTCGACCCGGACGACACGCCGGTTTTGCTGGCCCGCTGGTGGCGCAAGTTCACCGGGATTTTTCCCTGGCGCTGGCGCAAGCCGCACGGTTGGGGAGAAATGGGCCGGACCGGCTACGTCGGAAACGACCCCCGCGTCCACAACCATCGACTGCCAAAAGGCACAGGGCATGGGTGGTTCGCATCGGCGGACGCGATTGTCCGCGTGGCTAACGTAGTGAGCGTTTAATGGCGGAATCGGCAGCACATAAGCTAGAAGCGGCGAAACGTCTTCTGCGGGTGAAACAGGCCCGCGAGGACTTGCTGGACTATACCCATCTGTCCATGCCGCACCCGGAGCAACCGGGCAACTCGGACATGAGCCGGTACGACGAACACAAGGTCCACCGGTTCATGGCGGACGCGCTACAGAAAGTTGAGCGCGGCGAAATTCTGCGACTGATCATCAACGTGCAACCGCGTGTCGGCAAGTCGGAACTGGTCTCCCGCCGGTTTCCGTCCTGGTTTGTGGGCCGAGACCCGTACCGCCAGGTCGCCGTTGGCTCCTATGCGGACAGCCTGGCGCAAGACTTTGGCCGGGAAGTTCGGGACATTATGAAGACTCCGATGTACCAGCAGGTCTTCCCAGGGGTGAAACTCAAGAAAGGCTCGGCCTCCGTGGAGCGGTTGCAGACGGACGCGGGCGGCGTGATGAACTTCGTGGGTGTCGGCACCGGCTTGACGGGTAAAGGCGCGGACCTGCTGGTCATTGACGACCCGGTTAAGGACGACGTGGAGGCCAAGTCCAAGACGAGCCGAGACCGGGTGTGGAACTGGTTTACCCGTGTCGCTATGACCCGTCTTATGGGCGCGGCCCGTGTCGTGATCTGCATGACCCGCTGGCATGAGGACGACCTGGTAGGCCGACTGACCAACCCGAAAAACGAACACTACGACCCCAAAGAAGCGGCCAAGTGGACCGTGATCAACATTCCAGCTTATGCCGAGGAAGACGACCCGGTAGGCCGCGAGCCTGGCGAAATCCTGTGGCCGGAGCGGACCAGCGAGGAATTTCTACAGTCCTACCAGGCCCTCGACCCGGACGGCTTTCAGGCATTGTTCATGGGTCGGCCCTCGCCACCCGAAGGCGCGTTTTTCCGGCGGGAGCATCTGCGGACCTACGAGCCGGAAGAACTGCCGAGCAACCTGAAAATCTACGCCGCGTCGGACCACGCCGTTTCTGAGGAACAGCGCCGAGACAAGACGTGCATGGGGTGTGTGGGCGTAGACGAGAGCGACAACATTTGGGTGCTGCCGGACATAGTGTGGCGGCAGATCGACACCGAGACCGCGACCGAGGCCATGCTGGAGCAAATGCGCGAGCATCAGCCTATCTTCTGGTGGGCGGAGAAAGGCCACATCAGCCAGTCCATCGGCCCGTTCCTACGCCGACGCATGGCCGAGGAATCCGTCTACATCAACATCGTTGAGCAGACGCCGGTCCGTGATAAGCAGACCCGCGCCCAGGCCATCCAGGCCCGTTGCTCGATGGGCAAAGTGTTCTTTCCGAGTTTCGCTACCTGGTGGCCGGACGCAAAGGACCAGTTGTTGTCGTTCCCGAACTCAGACCACGACGACTTTGTAGATTTCCTGGCCTGGATTGGCAAGGGCCTGGCGCTACAGACCCACGCGGACAGTATCTCCCCCAAGAAACGCGCGCCCCAAACCGGCTCTATCCAGTGGATTTTGCAGTCGTCCGAACGCATCCGAAGCCGCCAACCGGACCAGGAATCAGCTAAGAGGTACATGCAATGAACCAGCCCGCCGAGAACCAGGACATGAAACGGGAGGTGCCAAAGCCGAAGGCGTCCCGCGCGGCTTACGTCTCCGGCTGGTGCAAACGAATCCAGGCCGCGAAGGCACACTGGGAGGAAAACGCTTTCTCCGGGATGCGGAAGGACATGGCGTTTGCGCGGGGTATTCAGTGGGAAGACCAGAACGACGTGGTTGAAGAACGCTATGTCGCCAACCTGACGCTACGGCACCTGAGCAACAAGACGGCCTCTCTGTACGCGAAGAACCCGAAAGCCGTTGCCAAGCGCCGGGAGCGCCTGGACTTTCAGGTGTGGGACGGCAACCCGGACAAGCTGACCCAGGCGGTGCAGGCCCTTACGCAGATTCAACAGCAATACCCAGGGGTGCCGATGGAGCAACTGGCCCTGGTAATGCCGGGACTGGAACAGCAAATCGCCATCCTGGACGACGCGCAAAAAGGTGTCCAGCAGCGGCAGATGATCGAGAAAGTTGGTAAGACGCTGGAAGTCACCTACGAGTACCAGTTGAACGAGCAGATACCGACGTTTAAGACGCAGATGAAGCAACTGGTCCGCCGGACCCTGACCACGGGTGTCGGCTACCTCAAGCTCGGTTTCCACCGCATGTACGAGCAGCGCCCGGAACACGCGGACCGAGTATCGGACGTGTCCGAACAGCTTGCGGCCCTGGAGCAGTTGATGGCCGACGCCCGCGACGACGAGATTGCGGACTACGAAGCGGGCATGGAAGAACTGAAACAGACGATGGAGCAGCTACAGGCGAACCCGGACATGATCGTCCGCGAGGGCCTGGACATGGACTTCCCACCGGCTACGTCGCTGATCATTGACCCGGACTGCCGACAGCTACAGGGCTTCATCGGCGCGCGTTGGCTGGCCCAGGAGTTCTTGCTGTCACCTGACCAGGTGAAGCGCATCTACAAGGTGGACCTGGAGAACTCGACGTTTAACGCCTACGACGAAAAGGGTAAGCGCCTGGAAGGGTCTACCCAGGCCAAGGCCAGCAAAGACGAGGACGGCAACCCCGGCGAGTGCCACAAGGTCTGCGTGTGGGAACTGTACGACCGGACCACGGGCCGCTGCTACGTGTTCGCGGACGGATACCCGGACTACCTGCAAGAGCCGGAAGCCCCCTACGTTCGCCTGGAGCAATTCTTCCCGTTCTTCCCGCTGGTGTTCAACGCTATCGAGGACGAGGACTCCCTGTTCCCGCCGTCCGACGTAACCCTTATGCGCCACATGCAAGTCGAGCATAACGTCTCGCGCCAGCGCCTACGGGAGCATCGGGACGCGAACCGGCCCAAGTACGCAGCGCCCAAGGGTCGGTTGTCCAGCGACGACAAGACCAACCTCCAATACGGTGACGCGCATGTTGTTGTCGAACTGGATGGGATGCAGCCGGGGGACCGGATTGCCGACCTGGTGCAGCCGCTACAGTTCATCAACATCGACCCGAACCTGTACGAAGTTGGCAGCTTCTTTGACGACATACTCAAGGTCGAAGGCACCCAGGAAGCGAACATGGGCGGCACGTCCGGCGCGACCGCTACCGAGAGCAGCATCGCCGAGCAAGCCCGCGCCACGTCTATCGGCTCCAACGTGGACGACCTGGACGATTTCTTGTCCGACGTGGCCCGTGCGGCCAGCCAGGTTCTTTTGACTGAGCTATCCAGCGACACGGTGAAAGAGATTGCCGGTCCTGGTGCGGTGTGGCCGGAACTGTCCGCGTCCGAAATCGCCCAGGAACTTTGGCTGACCGTTCGCGCTGGCTCGTCCGGCAAGCCGAACAAGGCGCAGGAAATCCAGAACTTTGAACGCATGGCTCCGCTGCTGATGCAGATTCCGGGTATCAGTCCGGACTGGATGGCCCGCGAGGCGATTGAGCGGCTGGACGACCGCATTGATCTGGCCGAAGCCTACGTCGGCGGGATGCCGTCTATCACGGCCATGAACTCTCTGGCAGGAAAGCCAGCCGAGCCGGTCACGGACGACCCTAACGCACAGGGCGGACAAGGCGGCGACAACGCCGAGCGCCCACCAGAATCGGACGCCAACATGGGTCCGAATAACGAGGCAACAGGTCCGGCAGGGCCGTCCTCACCCGTTCAAGGAGGCGTAATCTGATGATCACTCTGCTTAAAGGCGCATTGGTGGCGCTGCTGGTCGGGCTGCTGTACTGCCCCGGACTGGCCCAAGCCGCCGACACTGAGTTCCAACTGTCGTGGGAGGCCCCCACTTCCCGGATGGACGGTAGCCCGCTGGACCCGGCGACCGAACTGTCCGGATATGAACTGACCTGTGGGGACGTCGTAACCGCGATCCCGGCAACCGTTGAGGGCAATGGGTATCCGGTTGCCAAGGCGGACGCGCTACCCGGATACGGAAATTACGACTGCTCGATGGTCGCAATCGACACCGAGAACCGGCGATCACTGCCCAGTGATCCGGTCGAAGTCGGGTGGATTGCCGGACCGTCCGCCCCAACGGAACTGATTATTTTCTACGGACCTGATTGATCTGTCCGCAAAAAGTTGATAAAGCGGACAGACAAAGCCTACAATCATACAAACCAACCTACGGAGTGCAGCAATGCCACCGGAGTACAGAGACGACAATGCTGATTCGTCACCAGCAAGCCAGACCGAAAACCCGGACGTAGCCGCCGAGTCGTCAACGGCACTTGAGGGCGCTAATACACAGTCGGAATCGCCCACCACTGACACGTTTGAAGAAGGGAGCGCGGACGAGGATTCAGGCACTTTGCTGGATGCCATCACCCGTGCCGCCGATGGTGACGAGAACGCTGACGACACCGACGGCGAAGACTCTGACTCGGACGACGACCAGAACGAAGACGATGAAGACGCCGAGGACCAGTCCGACGAGGCTGTGGACGAGGGTGGTGAGGACACCGCCGATGGTAAGGACGATAAGCCCGAACCCTTCCACAAACACCCCCGTTGGAAAGAAATGGTCCGCGAACGTGACAGCTTTAAAGACCGGGCCGAGAGCCTGGAACCACGCGCGCAAGAGTACGACAAGATCACGACGTTTATGAACCAGAACGAGCTTTCGGTTCAGGAAGTAGCGGACGGTCTGCAAGTCGTAGCCATGATGAAGAATGACCCGGCGCGAGCCAGGGAAGTTCTCGCAAAGCGCATGGAGGGCTTAGATCAGTTCGCTGGCTACCGGTTGCCGGAAGACCTGCAAACGGAAGTCAACGAAGGCGCAATTTCTGAGGACCGCGCACAAGAGTTGGCCCGGTTGCGAAACGAGAAAGACTTTGTTTCGGAACGTGCCGGTCGCCGTGAGCGCGAGAATCAGGAAACCCGGCAGCATGAAAACGCTCGCCAGATCATCGAAGGCCAACA